ACCAACTTTAAATTCCTTTACAGATTCTGCTAACTCCTTAGCATTTTGAGGAGGAGTTAACATTTTATCTTTTGGAAAGGATATTACATTATCATCGCTCATTTAAGTCTCTGATCAATTTGTTCCAGCTATTTTGGAATATGTTGATAGTGTTACGAGTCAAAAATGCGCGATCCGATGTTGTGAACTTCTTAAGAAATTCATTGTCAGCATTTTGCGTTTCAATCACTTGTTTAGCAACTGAGTAAGCGAGGTTTGCATGGTCTTGAACTTCTTCAGTATAATCATACGTGATAGTTGCACCACCTGCAGTTTCTGTAAGAGCACCGTAATTAGGGTGAATGCACAATACACCGCACTTGATAGCTTCGATTAAAGCGATGCAAGATGTTTCTTTCCAGATATTTGGATACAAGAATACGTCTGCTTTTTCTAATGCCGTGATTACTTGTGCGTTTGGAACAGAACCATGATAAGTCATAGCAGGGTGTTCATGAATACGCGTAAACAAATCTACGTACGGTTCATCACGTTGAGCCCAACCGTAGATTGCAAAAGAAGAATACACATCAAGATGGATGTTAGGATATTCTTTAGATAGTGCGTCAAAGACTGGATATAGCAGTTCAAGACCACGATGAGGTGTGGTGTGATAGATGAAATTGATGCTACCTTCGTGAGCAGGAGTTTCAGGTGGAGTAAAGTTCTTTTCAACTGCATTTGGAATAACTGAACACATTGAATAAGGAATATCATACGCTTGTACGTATTGATCTCTTTGCCATTGTGTTACGAATACAAAATGATCAAAGCTATTCCATTTTCCGTCAAGTAAGATCTGGTTCTCAGGATCTTCAGCGAGATCGTGACAGTATAGAATATTAAGCGCCACATCATCTGGGATCTCACGAGGACGTGAGAAATGTATTGCTACATTCCCCAAGAGCTCTGAGTCCACATTGTCGAGTACACGGCGACGCATCATTTCGGTGCCGCCAATTGAATTTTTAGATTGCTCAGACTCGACGATCTGGCCTTTATAAATCATGCTCATTAATTAAGCTCCGTTGCTAAAGCTCACAATGCTATCCCAACGGAATGAGCGCCAACCTTGTGCTTCAAGGTCATATACCGCTACTACGTCAGGGTTAGATTTGCGAACTGGTTTTGGGTTATTTTCATCTACAACCGGCATTGTCGGCAAAAGAGATGCCTCAAGAGTGCAGCGCATTGCGCGCTTATCGCCGTTCTTCTTTGTGAAGATGACGTTGCAAATGCCGTTACGTAGTGCTGTGATTGTTTGATCTTTTTCCATGATATAGTTCCTTTTGTTAAGATATACATAAATCTACTATGCTACCTTAAAAATGTCAATAGTTTCTTTCTTCAAACTTCATTAGTTCTAGATCTTTTGTAAGAACTGTAAATACTACAGTAGATACTTCTTGTAATGGATCTATTCGCATGTGAGTTAAAACTCTATCTATGAATTGAAACTCTCTATTTTCTGCTGCTGCAATTCTGCATCCTTCAATAAAAGTTTCAATATCGTAGGGATTTTCATAGAATATAGGCTGCTTCGTTTTTCGTGGTTCGGGCTTTGAAGCGTGTTCTTTCTTTTGATTTTTCATCAAATTCCTTTCGGTATATTTCTTCTAACACTCTTTCAAAATCTTCAACTGATCCGTTATTATGAATTCTATGCGTATTTACCTCGAACTTATGAGGAAGAATATATTTGTTGTTGATTTCTGTAGTGTGACCTATGACGTGTTGAGATGTAATATTTCCGTCGAAATATCTTCGAGAATCTGTTGAGTAGTCACATCCTTCTCTAGTAAGTTGTACTAGTACGAATTTATCTGAACCAACTTTATTTATAACGGGTATTAGCTCGTCTACAAAGCCACCGTCTGAGATAGCATAGTTCTTGCTTAAATCGATTTCGTCTGCTACTTGTTTTCCAAAGTAATCTAAACCACGACGAGGTTTAATAACTGTTTCTGATACGTGTATCATAGCTTCACGACACGACATATGTCCAAGATCTATGTGTGCAACTTCTTTTAAAGCTCGATTATCATATCGTTCCATAAACCACGTATAATGTATGTTGAAATACAAGCAAGTTTCTTTATATAACTGGTATTTAAATGAAAGATGTTTCCAACCTTTATTCTTGAAATAATCTGCAGCGTGATCTTTACCGGATTTGGGAGGTCCGTTGAATAGTACTATCATGCAAAGCTGTCCTCAACTATTGCTTTGATCTCAGAGCAGGCTAACGCCCACTCATTTGGCAACATTCCAGATAGAATAAATTCACGATCTTCGTCTGTTAGATAAGGCATAGTTTCAGATATTGATCCGTAGCCGCCTTGATATAAGGCCCAATCTTTTGGGCAGACAGGAATATCTTTACGATGTTGTATCCCTGAGTATGCTGATTTTTTGGTGATGATCATTTCTTTTCTCCGAGTTTCAATTCTTATTACTATTCTACATCAATCTAGCAAAAATGTCAATCCTTTAACGTGGTTCTTGTGAATACGACATTGAATAATGCCGTTATAGTAGTCATCGCGCAACAAGACGTTATGGTCAAATTGGTACTTGGCTTCTAAATAGCCTAGTTCCCCTTTAGCCTTGCATAACGTTATAATTTCTCTGTGAAAATTGTCTTCACCTTTTTCTTCAACCATTAGCTTAACTTCATCTGAAGAACCATAATATTTTTTCCAGTCTGACTCGACGACTTTTTTTCTTTTTCGAGTCTTACCCTTTAGCGGTGGAAGCCGCCGCGTTGACATTAACAACTTTTTGCCAACATACTTCCTATCGTTTGATCTGTCTGTGATTACGTATAAAAACCCAATGTAATCACCAATCATTTCAGAAGTAAATTCTTCACCCTTGTAGTACCACATGCTTATAACTCCATACATTATATGAAGCTATTTATACCGGGTTTACCACATCTCAATCAATGCAGATTTCCTCCTCTTCTTCAAAGGTAACGAATATTTTTAAAGTTTTACCGTCATCTTGCAATGAAGTAGAAGTTGCGACCACATCGTACTTAACATATGAGCGTCCGTTATTGTCTATAACTTCAACTCGAGTTACATCGGTATAAGGGTTATTACGATTCATCATCTACTTCCCATTGTCTTACGTATTGAAAGAAATCGCCAAATCTCGTTAGTTCCATTTCTGGATAACCTTCTGAGATCAACCACAGAGCTAAACTCCAAGGCTGAGGCAACGGATCTGGTAATGCTTTTGGAAAACCGTATTTCCACCCTGAAGGTGGATCGACCATAGTTACTTTCATTTTTATCTCCTCATGTTTGCGATAGCAATAGCATCTTCTTTGCGTGTAATAGGAACACCATTGGACTTATGCATCTGACCAATACCTATAATATAATCGCCAGTATACTTTGTACTTTCTTTAGCTGGACCATGTCCTGCAACTTTATTGCTAAGCTTGACTGTATTCTTAGATGAATAGTCTGGAATAGTATTCGTATTCCGAGACTTGGTTTTACCAACACCCATCTTTTTAAGGAACTTTTCGTGCTCAATGGCAGCTAAACGATCCTTTGGTGTTAGTTTCTTTTTCATCTTGCCGTGGACTTGAACACCTTGTATCATATGCATTTATGCAAACTCCAACATATTGATTTCAGATGCACGATCTTCAACTTCACAATCAGCCATAAAGTCAAAAGACTCATCGATGTATGTATCGTCATATTGCTTTGATAGATCCATGTGCATGTCTGCTGAAACGAAATTCCAAAAAGAAGTAGAACCAAAACCTTGGGCTAGGTTATCTTTATTTGCGACTGCCTTTTGAAATGAAAAGACAACGTCTTCAGCGATGAATTGGTTTGTATTTAAATTAGTCATTCTGTAAGACATTTTGTTTTCCTTTGTTTCAGCTTATAGAATCAGTATACGGCTTTTGAACAAGCTTGTAAACAGTTATATTACACTAAAAGGAACTTTAGCTTCCATAGAAACTATAGTTTCCAACCAACGAACACAATCTGATGGAGCTGTTAAAGCAACTTCATCGCAATTCTCCAAGTTATTAGGATCTTCATAAGAAGCAACCCAACCTACAGTTGGAACATACTCTATATAACATTGCATAGTCGCATTTGTGGATGTATAGAAGTTTTCAAACTTATCAGAAGATTTGAATTTCATTAGTGAGTTAACAAATGATACGTTATTTGACATGTTATATTACCTATAGTTTGTTTCTAGAATCAGTATACGGCTTTTGAACATGTATGTAAACCGTTAAAAACCACCGTCTCCATAAGTTCGCGTATTGTCTATTTCTTCAGAAAACTCTGTATAGCCACCGATGTGTTTATTATACCACCAAATCTGAGGTACAGTTACTGCTTCAGATCCTAAAGCTTCATTCATTTCATCTCTATATTTTGAATATGTAACATCAAAGTATTCGAAATTTAATCCGTGTCTTTCAGCCAGTTTCTTTGCTCTTAAACAAAAGCCACACGTTGGTGTTCCATAGATTTTGATCATTTGCCGCTTCCCATTAAATATGCGCCTTCTGGTAAATTCATTGAAGCCATAATTTCGTGAAATTGGTCAGGTGACATTTCAATCAATGTATGCATGTTGGTATCATTATCAAACTGTCGTATGTAAACTATATCTTCGTAAATCAAGAACTGAACATCTTCATGCTCTCCACCTTGATCTAATACAGTAATTGCGGTTTCATCCCAATCCATTTCGATTGTAAACATAGTGCTCTCCTCAGTATTTCTTTAAAATTTTAAAAGTCTCTTGCCAATTTTTCACGTGGTGATTAGTACCGTTTTTATTTTTTGAAGATAACGGGTAATCGTTACCGCTCATATCCATTTTATCTCCAAAGAAATGAATGTCGTCGTCATCATTAAAATCATCAAGTATTTGCGATTTGTCTTTTCCTATAGGGTATATATCTAAACCTGTATCGCCACCAATTGCAGCATGTAGACCTAATGATTCTCTACCAAACACATAATTAAATGATTTCGCTAGATTGCTTCTTTCTTTACTTACCTTATCATATTCGATATAAGTGTTACGTTCTTTAAACGTAGCGTTTCTACCAACGATACTATAATTAATACAACCACGACGTTCCTCGATATGATTACCAGTACGCAATTTAAATTCTGATAATAAAAGCTGCATATCAAGCCATGATCGTGCCTCGTCAGGTAATGTCCAACTCGAAGCGTTTACAACCTTACCTTTGTGTCTCGTTTCAGATCCACTGCAATTATAACATGTAACTACGTTTTCAGTAATATCTGCACCCAACTGCTCTTTTGTTTTTGCATAGTCAGATCCTGTTACTAACCATACTTTATTCTTTTCCATAAACTTCAAAAAGAAATGTTTAAATTTAGGATCCATAGCTTGTCGGCTTGGAGTAAGTGTTCCATCGACGTCGAATATAAATCTAGTCATCTTCATATATAAATCCTTTATCATCATCACGCTTAATTTCTGATTTCTTAAAACGCATTTTAAATATTCTGTATTTAAATTTTAGTTTAAGAATAAATTTTTTCATATAACTCATAAAACTCTCTCGCTATCCATTCATGGCCTTTTGCATTAGGATGTACATCTTCATTTGACATTCTGTATTCCCTAACATTAATACTTTGTGCCATTATATCGCCGTCTAATGCTTTTAGAAACGGGTAACCCCAGTAATGCTTTGGGTCTAAGTCGTATAGTTCATTAATTTTCTCATACATCATAGCCCACTGTTCATAAGTAAAATTAAAAACGCCTTCAATCATATTCAATGATTGCTTGTATCTTCCTATTTCTATAGAACCACACATCGGTGCCATTACAAACTTAATACCGTATAATTTACACATTTCTTGTATTTGAAACATTTGGTTAAACCACATTCTTACCTGCCAAGTAAATAAGTTTTCGTGAGTTTGCCCCTTAAGCTTGGTATCAGAAATATTATAAGAGTGAGAAATCAAATACTCGTCATATATGTACTTATAAAGCTCTCTTGCGGATTCGTTATGGAAACGTTGTGGTGCATCGGGACGGAATAATATAGTATTTGGATTAAACGATAACACATTATAAAGTGTAAATCTTTGTATTTCTGTCCATCCTATCGCAACTAACTCTATCTTTTTGTGGTTCTTTAATATGTGTTGCGTTACATTGTTAGTAATGTACTCGTTTGATGTGCCAGAAAATCCAAGATTTATTGCTTTTAGATCTAAATACTCTCCTAGTATCTCAGGCCATTTAGGAAAGGATGTATCCATATGCGGGTGCACCTTAGACACAAAATTAGGATCAGTAAAGCTACA